CGTCATTATTGGTAGCAAGAGTTAAAAGTGGATCGTTTACTTCCGCAACTAGTAGTGCTATTAGTGGTAGCACTTTATTAACTACCCAACCTACATTAGTATTAAAAACTATTTCTCAAGGTACTATAATGAATAGCACTGGTCCTACTGGATCTAATGGTACTTTATTAAGTGGGTCATCTGATAATATAAGATGGCAAATAACTAATAATAATACTTCATCTGGAACATTTGATTTATTAATTAGACAGGGAAATGATTCTGCTACTGAACCAATTATATTAGAAACATGGACTGGCTTATCTATGGACCCGTTAGCTCCTAATTTTGTGTCTAGAATACTTGGAGATACAAATTTTACATATGATGCAAGCGAAAATTATATTAAGCAAAATGGAACATATCCAAATCAATCAAAATATGTTTATGTAAGTGCTGTTAATTCTCCTACTCCTTATTATTTTGATAATAATGGCACAGCTAAATCTGAATTTACCGCATCGATACCTATTAATGCAAGTGGAACATTTGGATCTGCAACAGGAACAATAGATGGCGCAGGTGGATTTTTATACTACCAAAATATTAGTGGAGCATTAAACCCAAGTAACATAGATAAAATTCAAGGTATTCCAAGTGCTAGTTATGATGATATGATTAACCTGTTTGCTAATCAAGATGATTATAAATTTAATATATTATTAACTCCTGGTTTATATAACGAATATCAAACCTCTCAAGTAACTAGTATTATTTCAAATACACAAAATAGAGGAGATAGTATTTATGTAGTAGATGCAGTAGGATATGGTTCCACAATAAATACTGTAACAAATCAAGCTAATAGTAGAAATACATCATACGCCGCTACTTATTGGCCTTGGATTCAAACTATTGACCCCGATTCAGGCCAAGAAGTATGGGTCCCTGCTTCTACATTAATTGGAGGTGTTTATGCTTTCAATGATAGTGTTGCTGAACCATGGTTTGCTCCTGCTGGTATTAATAGAGGAGGTTTAGGTACAGTAATTAGAGCAGAACGTAAATTATCTCAAACTAATCGCGATGCTTTATATACTAGCAAAGTTAACCCAATTGCAACTTTCCCAGGAACAGGTGTTGTAGTATATGGACAAAAAACATTACAAACTAAAGCATCTGCACTTGATCGTGTAAATGTTCGTAGATTATTAATTGCCCTTAAGTCTTATATTTCTCAAGTGGCATTAAATTTAGTATTTGAACAAAATACAACTGCAACAAGAAATGCATTTTTAAGCCAAGTTAACCCATATCTTGAATCAGTACAACAACGCCAAGGTTTATATGCATTTAAAGTAATAATGGATAACTCAAATAACACTCCAGATGTGGTAGATAGAAACCAGATGGTAGGTCAAATTTATCTACAACCAACCAAAACAGCTGAATTTATTTACCTCGATTTCAATATTACTCCAACAGGTGCTACATTTCCTGCATAAATTAAAATAAAATTTTAAAAAAAGAAGGATACCATATTTGGTATCCTTTTTTTATTTAAACATCCATTTAGAATTGCCTGAATCCCAAACTCTTCTCCATCCATTTTTTAACATATTTTTATATTCTGTTTTTTTAGGATCAAAAACATCTAATAACTTATTTAATTTATGTTTTTGACAGCTCATTCTATTTAAAATTTTATTATCTTTCCAATAAACATAAGAGGGTAAAGTATTTTTTTCAAAATTAAATCCTAATATTTTATATAAATTACCCTTAAAAAATCTGCGATCTGCAAAACTAATTATAGGTATTTGATTAATATTATAATTTTTTTGGTAAAAATTAAATAATTTGGAAGCACCTCCAATAATATTAGTATTTAATTTATTACAAAATCGTACCATTTCTAATTCATTAGAATCCTTTTTAAATCTATTTTTTGAAAAAGTCATAAGAGATACTAATTCATTATTATAAAAAAGCCCTAAATTACAATTAGCATGGGTGTATCCTTGTATATGATTATTATTTAAAAAAGATCTAACTAAATTAATATCTTTAATTTCTTTTATTTCACATTTTCTAGCCCATATTTTATTAGAAATTTTATTAATTTTATTTAAGATAATAGACTGTATAATTGGTTTTTTATAAACCCATTCATAATCTAAAATATGAATTAAATTAATATTGTTTTCTTCACATTTTATAGTTTTATATAAATGGTAATCTCTATATTTCCCCATAGATTCAGAATGCCAATAAACACCATTTATTTCTATGGCTAAATTATAGGAAGGAATATAAATATCAATTTCTAAACGATTAGGCAAAATATCTCTTCTATTTAATAAAATTTGCTCTCGAGGAATATACCCCAATAAAAATAAAAACATTTCATCCTCAATAAGCGAATACCCCTTATATTCAGAACATTTACAAGAAGGCAAATACCCATTACTAAGAAATACTTCAGTAATTTCAGAACATTTATCACACTGAAATCTAAATTTATTTTTAAAAGAATGATTTAATTTATTATTTTCTATATGTTCTTTATCAAATAAAGGCTTCATTCCTGATACTTTATAATAATTTATTAATTTATCCCATTTTATATCAATAAAATTTTCTCGAGATTTTTCTTTTCCTTTTAAAGATTTTGAAATTTTATCTTTTATGTTTTGGTTTTGATTAGCATGTTGGCAACCATATTTATTTTGTATAGTTTGATTAGATTTATATTTAATATCCTCTACTAAAAATGGGTTATTAACCCCATATTTATTTATCATTGTTTGTTTATATTTATCTTGTACTTCTTTAGCTTTAAAAGCTACATCTATACCATATTTAGATAAACATGTTTTTTTTCTGTTATCTAACCATGATTTATCTTTACCTTTAAATTGTTGAGCGCATTTATTAGAACAAAATATCTTTTTAGATGATGGTAAATCTAAAAATAAAGTATTACAATTTTTACAAATTATTTCTTTTTTAATTGAAGTTGGTCGAGCCATATTTTGATTTTGGTTTAAATACTGTTACGTTGATAAATATACAAAAAAATTTTAAAAATTCAAAACTTAATATATTTATAGCTGAACCAAATAAACAATATAAAAATGGCAATATTAGATCCAAATGAAATATTCTTCACGGCTTTCGAGCCAAAACAAACTAACCGATTTATCATGTATATTGATGGTATTCCGGCTTATGAAGTTAAAGGTGTAGGTAATATAAACTTAACTCAAGGTTCAGTTAAACTAAACCATATTAACGTACAACGTTATGTTAAAGGTATAACTACTTGGGGTACTATTCAATTTACACTATTTGATCCTGTTACCCCCTCAGGTGCACAAGCAGTAATGGAATGGGTACGTTTACACCACGAATCTGTAACAGGTAGAGATGGATATTCTGATTTCTATAAGAAAGACTTAACATTTGATATATTAGGTCCTGTAGGTGACATCGTATCAGAATGGATAATTAAAGGAGCAATGATTACTGCTGTTAATTTTGGTGATTATAGTTGGGATACAGTTGACACTGCAGTAAATATCCAAATGACTGTCCAACCTGATTATTGTGTATTGAATTTCTGATTTAGTATTCTGCAATCAATTTGCATTTTTAAACCCTCTCGTAATATGCATAATAAACGAGAGGGTTTCTTTATGAAAAAATGTTATATAAATAATAATATTAAACAAGTTAAACAAATACTATTAAAAAATTTAAAATAAGCTTGGCAACCCCAAGCTCTTTTTTTATATTATAATAATATTGTAAGGGAAGTTCTTTAAAATTACATTTAACAATTTAAATTAAAAAATATGACAACATTTTATTTTATACTAGGTATAGTTACAGTTTTAGTAATAGCTGAGGTTGTAGCTGCATTTATTGTAATTAAAACAATAAACACATTAAAAAAACAAGCAAGAGATAACGAAAATCAATTTAACGATGTATATCGAAGAATTGATGATATACATCACGAACAAGCAAGAGATAACGAAAATCAATTTAACGATGTACATCGTAGAATTGATGAAGAAAATCGAAACACAGAACAACAATTTCAAGAAGTTTGGCGACAATTAGATTCTAGATTAGATAAACTAGAAAATAGATTAACCTCAAAACAAGTTATAAAAGGATAAAGAATCCAATTAAAGAACTTCCCTTTACAATATTTATAATAAACAAAGTTACATTAAATAAAAATTATGGCTGAATCAAATTTTCCAACCGAAATAGTTGAATTACCATCTAAAGGATTAGTATATCCTCAAGGTCATCCTCTTCGCAGCGGTAAAGTAGAAATGAAATATATGACTGCTAAAGAAGAAGATATTTTAACAAATCAAAACTACATTAGTAAAGGTATAGTATTAGATAAACTATTAGAATCTCTTACTATGAATAAAATTAATCTTAAAGAGCTAGTAACAGGTGATAAAAATGCTTTGCTTGTAGCTTCTCGTATTTTGGGATATGGTAAAGAATATTCGTTTACTATAGATGGTAAACCATACGATGTAGATTTATCTATTTTAGAAAATAAACCATTTGATGAAGATGCTATTACACCTAATGGTACTCTTAAATTTACACTTCCTGCTTCTGGAGCAGAAATAGAAGCTAAATTTCTTACAGATAAAGATACAGAAATAATAGAGCAAGAAGTTAATGGATTAAAAAAAATTAATAAAGACTCATCTTCTGAAATTACAACCCGATTAAAACATCAGATTGTATCGGTTAATGGATCTACAAATAAAAATGATATTAAGGATTTTGTTGAAAATCACTTACTAGCTCGTGATTCTAGAGCACTTAGAAACTTTATTAAAGACTCATCCCCAGATATTAATTTAAAAACTAAAGTTGTGGTAAATGGTGTAGAGGAGGACATCAACATACCAATTAGTCTTAACTTTTTTTGGCCTGACCTTTGATATAATATCACAATATAGATTAAGTGTATTTAATCAAATACACGAAATAGTATTTCACGGAAGAGGAGGATATACTTGGGATGTAGTTTACAATATGCCC